AACAAGATTGTCAAGTTCTGTTTTTGCAGTATCAACCGCATCTACGTTCTCTACTGACTCTTCTGCTTCATACGACTCTTTTTTCATTTCAGGTTCATCACCATTCATGATTTTCATCGCTTGCAAATATGCTTTTAAAACTTCTTCTTTATTATGGTCTTTACCATAGTTCATAGTAGCATTTACCATGGAATTAATCATACCAGCTTTAGTTTTTGGTGCAATTGTTGCCTTATTTTTTGCAGAATTGTCGGGAGAGTCGGAAGCTGCCTTATCGACACTTGCAATAGACTCTGGTTCTGACACTGGAGTTTCGTCCTTTGCATTACCTTTCGCCTTTGGCTCTTGTGCTTCTTCGAGAGTTTCTTCCACGATGTCGTTAATTACTTCATCAGTAGAGGACTCGTCATTTCTAGTTTCGTCTGACATATCGTCTCCTATTACATTCTAGATTTAATTAACGAGAGGAAATTTTTAAACTCTCGTACCGAAGTTTCATAAGCAAACTTCTTTGGAGCAGTTTTAATTTCTGTCTCTATATTTTCAACTTCTTGCGCTGTTAAGATGCCGTTATCCCAGACCCAATCTACACCTTCCATTATACCATTAACAAATGCTGACGGTGCTGAAGGGTCTTGTACGATATCAACCGTACTAAGAATGAAGTCTTTACCGACTTCCATTGCGCCACCTTTATTCGCAAGACTACCCATACCACGAGTTGACACACCTAATTGAACTCCACCGTCAAGTAGACCTTTTACAATCTTACCGTTCGGGGTATCAAGTATTCGTGCCTTTCCTACTATATCATCTCCCTTAAATTTAAGTTCGGTGATTAAGTGTGAAACCTTATCTAAGTTCACAGTCGGCCCTTCTGGGTGGTTTAACTCTCCGACTGCCCTCTTAGTTTGAATTTGTTCTTGGTCGTATTTCGCAACGGCTTGTTCCATTGTATCCTTTGGATATATACGACCATTTCTGTTCTTCTTATTTGTTTGTGCAAATATACCTTGAATGGAGTAATCTTTATCCCCATTCTCTTTTGCTTCAACTAAACATTCTAAATTACTTTGATTATATTCTGTTATTAATTTCATGTTAGTTCTTTAATAGTTTCCATTGCAGATTTCTCCGCATCTTTTTGGTTCTTAAACGCATCAAGTTTATCGCCATCTATATATGCGACAAAAGGCAATCTACCAGTTTCCTTGTAGATTACCACATCTATACGGTTAATCTTCTTCTTGAAGACCACCTTACCTTTGGAAGTTGCCTCCCTTAATGAAGAAAAACTTTTCATAACCTTTTATATAACTATTATTTATACAAAAAGAGATTTTGATACTAGTTTTCTTCGATACTATCAGTCGTTTCGTCAGTGATTGGGTCTTCAGCGTCCTCTATTGCGGTCTCAGGGTCTATTTCTGCGTCATTCACATCTATACCGTTATATACTGAGTTTGCAATCTCAACCTTCTTACTATCCAATGCACTTGCAATCTTATCTTGAATAATGTTTTGGAATGAACCTTCTGCACCAACTAAATCATCTCCAGTTATTTGGTCAACTAAGTTTGTTATTGGTTCTTCGTCTCCTTCCATACCCAATTCAAGTTCGTCTTGTGGGTTATATTCAGACATTACGTCAGCTGCATCATCAACCGCAGACGGTAATTCGTCTTGGTCATGATATTCAACTTCTTGAGTCTCAGGTAATTCACCGTCAACTTCTTGTTCTAATTCAAAGTTTTCTACTTCTTCCATGTTTATTACCTACTTCTTTGCAGTTGTTTTCTTTTTAGTCGCAGTTTTCTTTGCAACTGGTTTTTTCTTAGTTGCAGTTTTTTTCGCAACTGGTTTCTTTTTAGGTGCGGGTTTTTCTTCTTCCTTTGCACTAAAAAGTTCTACAAACCATTTATATATTTCTTCAAACATAATTTCTCCTATAATTAAAAGTCATCACCAGCGTCATCGGTTTCTGCGTCATCTCCAGATGCGTTTTCACCTTCGACTTGGTCTTTCATGTTTTCAATATCCTCTTCGGACATTTGCATAACATTTTTCATTACCCACTCACGTGAGAAGTATTCACCTACATATTGTGAAATCTGGTCTAAAGTATTCAGTCTATTCTGTAATACTTCTGCATCTTTCAATTCTGCAAAGTGATTGTCTCGTAAGAAATCAACAGTTATGTCATTCTTCCAAGTATTCCAATCTTGTTCAGTAATAATACCTTTTAAGATTAGTTGTTTTCTTAATATTTCAATAAACATCTTAGAAAATCTTTTTCTTACCTTATCAATGAACTTCTGGAACTTAACTTCATCACGATTAATCTCAGTACTTCTACCCAGACTAAACTGTGCTTCTTGTTCCAACCTACTTAAAGGTACGTTCAATGAACGATACAATCTTTTTTGGAAATAGACTATGTCATCTATTTGTCCTAAATTCTCACCGCCTGGAAGTGTAGTAATCTCAGTACCCCTACCACCTTCTCTTCTTGGTAACCAGAAATCTTCTAACATACTCATGTGTTTTCTGTCATCTTTTAATTCACCAGTACTTGCATCATAGACTAACTTGTTTCGATAACGAGTCATAATGTCTTTCATATATGCTTCTGATTTACCACGAGGCATATTACCAACGTCAATATAAAATATTCTTCTCTCTGGAGCCCTTGCTAGACGGTAAATTACCAGCGAGTCCTCCATCATTCGTAGCTGGTTTATAGGTTTTAATGCTTTATGTAAGTACGATAGTACTTGTTTTTTAGACGGGTCTAACAGTCCAGACGTAACATATGATACTGAGTCTGGAGATAATTTGATACCTTGATTACTTCCATATTTTTCTTGGAAGATATAAAATTCTTCTACTCTATCTACAACCTTTGCACCACTTTTTTCGTCTTTTTTGTATTTGATATTTTTAACTTTTCTTACTTTAGTTGCATCGATATTTCGAATATCTTGAATACCTAATTTTGGTTGTTCTTCATTTACAACTAAATGATGATATACTCTACCGTCAATATAAAAAGACCTAAAAATATCAGTACCGAGTTCTTGGATTTTCATCATAGAAGTAATTTTCTCAAATTCTTCTATCATGGTTTTTTTAATATTATCTGGTGCTTCTACATTATCAAGGTTTAATTCTAAAGGAGACTCATTTTCAGAATTAATTATCGACTCATTTACAATATCTTCGATAGCTGCATCTACTTCTGGGTGTACTGCAACTCCACGATATTTAAGTATTAATTGACGATTGTCTTTTGCTTGAGTCCCGTCCATGTCAAGGAACTGACCGTAGTGAGAACCACTTGCAGTCACATACCCCGCACCGTCTGGGTCAGTAGGTGCAACTATAGATTGAAGTTTCTTTTTCTTATCTTCTTTTGCCTTATCTTCAGCTCTTTTAAGTTCAAAACCAAAAAGTTTAAAGATACTATTGTCTTGTTCTGCCATATATGTTTCCTTTCATACTAAATCAATTCACCCATGATAAAGGTTTTATACCTTTATTTATATATGTCTTAAAGACTATGTTGTCGAATTACTCTCCCAGTACTGAATTGCAAACTCTACAGTAAACTCTTCAATAGTATCTACAGTTTCATAGTTTAACTCGATAGCTGCAATATTAACTGGAAAACAACCTCTAAAGTTGTAAGTTTTTATTACAGACTCGTCTCTATCTAACTGTTCAACTAATAAATCTGCTTGATAATCTGTAGGATTAGTTAGTCCAGTGTTTGCTTTGTGGTTATTGATACCATTTGCCCACCTTTCCATTGAGTCTCTTACAGCAAAGTCAGTATCATTAATGATAGTTACCGTCCAAGGTTCAAAGGTTCTGTCTCCCGCAACTCTTAATTGACGACCTCTAAATGGTACATCAATTGCAGTCATTACAGAGGCAGGTAGTTGAGCACCTTTACACATGAATGATGTAAGTTCTACATCACCAGCAGCATAAGTGGGAAAGTTAACAGTCGCCCTAAAGAGATTGGGTCTCGCACCACCACCTCTTATTTTTGATTTAAAATCATCTACTCCTAGTATTGCCATTGTACTACTTTCTCCTTATTTATACTGTACCTACTACTTCTTCAAACTCTACCCCAGTTCTAACTGCAACAAAGTTAAGTGTCACAAAGTTAATACTTCTAGCAGGTTTGATGAAGATAGATGCAATGAATTCATTTCTATCTATGACGGCTGCAGTGTTATTTGTTGAGTCACAAACAACCCTAAAGTCCGTAATTCCTCTTCGACCTTGTATCTCTCTTAAGAAAGGTTCTACAATGTTTACGAATTCTGCACGAGTAAATTCATCGTTGAATTCAAACATTACATTTCTACCCGCAATTGCGATTGCTCTTTCTATACCTAAGAATAGTCTTCTAACATTTATTCTATCGAATGCAGAAGGTCTTGACTCATTAGTCTTATCCCCAAACAACATGATACCTTGGCCTGGGATATTTGCAATCGGGTTTATACCCGCTTTGTATAATACATCTCTTTCTGATTTCGAAGGAGTTAATACGATATCGGTTATACCCAATAATCTACCTCTTCGTTGTCCAGCAGGTGAAAACCAATTTGCGGCAACTAAGTCTGTTGCGGCCATTAGACCCGCAACTGAACTGTTGGCAGGTATCTTAATGAATTGGTCATTATACTTATCGTATATTTTTACAAAGTTATTGTCTGTTATTAAGTATGACCCTTTTGTATAAGTGTCATTACATGTTTTGACTGCAGTAGTTGTACCAGTGACTACAACTGCATTTCTACTTGGAGATGCAACTGCAACACAATCTTTTCTTATACTAGCGGCAGTTCCCACTAAGTCGTTTACTACTACAGTTGCGTCTGCATCTGCAATTCTTTGTGGTGCAATTAAGAAGTCTACTTCGATGTTATCTTTATCTTCGAATAAATCAAAACCTCTTAAGATGTCATCATTACCTAATGTTGTGGAAGTCACACCACCAGTAAATGACCATTCGTTTTGACCAGTTCCAAATTTTACATCAGCAGCGAAGTCTTGTGAACCATTTACTGCAGCTGTATTCCATAAAGAACCAGAAAAGTCTCTTAATGATGCAGAGTCGTTTCTGTGGAAATCACCACAATAAACGTATTCTGACCTTGCTTTTAACACGTCTTTAAAATAATTAGATGTTCCGTCTGTTGCCTTAGCATTACTTGCAACAGATAAGAAAGGATATGTTTCTAAAACTGTACCCGCAGTACCAGATATTTCTCCGTCTTCATCGACTACTGCGATGTGAATTTCGTCATTCTTACCACCAAGACCACTTACAAAAGATGAAGTGCCTGGAGAACCGTCAAATGAATTACCGTAAGTCCATGCATTAAAGTTGGTTGAACCACCAGTATCGGAGTCAGAACCACATATTGATATGAGTAATGAGTTTCCTAATACGCCTGGGTATCTACCAATAAACGCACCGTCAGACGAGTCAATCGTTGCGGCTTCGTAATTGTCTAGATTACCAATTTTTTGGTTTGTTGCGGAAGCAGAAGTTGCTCCTCTAGAACTTGTTGCAGTTAAGTTGTTTACTGCAAGTGAGTTTCTTGCATCTGAGTCACATTCACGAACTACGAATAGTTGCGATGAATATTTCAGAAACATTGCGGCTTGGTGAAAATCTACTGTGTTTGTTGTTGAAGGAGCTGCGAAAGTAGAGACTAACCCTGCTTCATCTGAAATCAGTGTTGTCTCGTATACAGGCCCCCAGTTAAAGTTTCCTACAAATGCACCCGTTGAAGTTTGTACGTTAGGGACTACTCCCGTTAGGTCTACTTCCTTTACGGATACACTAGGACTTTGTGACGGTGAAAATAATGCCATTTTTAAATCCTTTATCTAATTATAAGTTTAACATAATACGGTTATATTCAATAATACTTTTATTTATAAAAAACGAGATTTTCAAATCCAATCATCAACATCATCTTGGTCATAGGGTGTCTGTATCCAACCTTGTTCTTTGTTTTCTATTTCGTCTATGTATTGACTTCCGTCATCTATAAACCCTACTGGAACTACATCTTGGTCTATTTCTTTCATTCTATCTGCAAACATAATCTCTTTTAGATTAATATCAGTCATATCTCTAAAGTATGTACCAGATACAAAGTATCCAAATAATACTAGGTTCATCATTAAGTCATCGTGATTACCGTCAGATGCTTCATATGATTGTCCCCTTGATACAAAAGTAGATATTTCAAGTATGGTTTGTTCATCAAATATTTGGAGTTTCTTATGTTCTAGTATATCTTTGATTGCAGAACAACCTATACGTTTAACCTTACGAGTCATTTCAATACCAATTCTATCAGATTTGACTGCAGACTCCATATGAATATTCTCATATTCTAGTTCTTGATATAGTCCATTACAGACTACAGAACCTTGGTCATTTGACTCAATAACAACATAACAGTCATTATAGAACTTTGCGTACTTATATATAATATTAGGAAAGAGAACAGGAGAAATAGTATTGTTGCGATAGACAGCGACTTGTTTAAAGGGCCTAGTGCTAATATCGAATACCGAAAAGGTTGAATAATCCTGACCCCTTCCCTTACAAACATCTACAGTCATAATGTACTGGTGGTCTTTTATCGGTTCACGATATATAAGTAAATCTCCACCCTCACGCACTTTGCGAGGATTTTTTGCACGGAAACCCATGAGAGTTTCTCCGTCTATTAAGGTATCTCCCGTTCCAAAGAAAGTATTACCAAACTCTTGGTCAAACTGTAATGCAGATGTATTTGCAATTGTCATCTCTTTCCATTTATCATCACGGCCTGGTACGTCATACCAGTTAACCGTAAATGGTTTGAATTCGTTTGTATTCTGACACGCACCTTCCCAGAGTTTATGGAAAGTATTACCGATACCATTTGCGGTTGATGTCACGATTACTTTGGTATCTGTACCCGCAGATATTACTGGGTAAGTAGAAGTATAGAATTCGTTTGCACGTTCTACAAATGCAAACTCGTCAAGGTATAGTAAGTTGACTGACATACCACGAATAGAACTACCAGATGTTGCACTCGCAATGATACGACTATTATTACTAAATTCTAATGACCCTTTGTTAAGTGCTTTTGTCCCTGGCTGTAAAAAGAAAGGTAAGTTCTCTAACATCAAAGTTATTCTTGCAAGCATCTCTCTCGCAACTTGTCCTTTGTTTGCAAGTATAGCGATTGTTTTTTCTGGGTGGAAACATGCATACCATAAAAGATATGCAACCGAACTAATTGATTTACCAGATTGTCGACATGCAAGGACTATAGAAAATCTATTCTTATCAAAATGTTTGAACATATCTTCCTGATAAGGATAGAGTTTGAATGGTACAAGACCGTCATCTAAAGAAATAACTTTAAGATACTTTGTACAAAAGTATACTGGGTCATTTACACATTTTACATATTCATTGATTTCTTTCTTGGTAAACTCGTGTTGAACTCCGTCTCGTTTGACATTGATATTACCGAGATAAGTTTCACTCTTCTGGTTCAACATCTATAACATTCTCGTCTGGTTTTATTTCCTTTAACATTCGTTGTAGGTCTGTAGTAGTCCCTACAAATAAATTATTAGTTGTTGTTTCTAATTGTTTGACTTCATCTTGCGACTTTGCTTTCTGCATTTTAATATTTACATCTAACAACTTATCATTTACATCGGATATTTGTTTTATCATATTACCAAGTACTTCAAATGCACGTGGGTGTTCAGACTCTTTTGCGACTTCTAACATTAAGTCAAGGGACTCTTTACTCTTTTCTATAAGTTCATAATAGGTTTTACGACTGTACTCGTAATCTATATCTACATTTTTATTTTCTTCTTTCATACTTTATATGTATATTATACATTAGTTGGATTGTCTGAGTCAGCCTCATTAAATCCATAATCACTATCTGCGGTCACTCCTGCTGGTGTTGGTGTTATTTGTATTGTTTTGAGATAATCTCCACTATCATTTGCACTATCCATAATGAATAAATTATTACTAACTTCACGGATAATTTTAGATTGACCCAGAGGCCCGTAGAAGTTTATTTTCATTTCGAAACTTAGTGTATAAACAATAGTTCTTCTTTGTTCTATTGCACCTTCAAAGTCATCTGAAAAATTCGTACTGGTCAAAGTAATCGGTACATCTTCTGTCAAGTCTGCGATGTTACTAAACGGTTTTACTGTCACGGTATATTGTGGTGTAAAGAATGGAAATATTTGTTCTACTATTTGCAACGCATCATCTTGAGATTTTGCATAGATGTTTAAATCAAAGTTTATGTTGTACGGTGTATGAGAAAATATTTTTTGTCTACTTACTGCATTTCCAGTCAATGTTTTACTTAGAGTATTCATTTTATTTAATTGTCTAGTTTCATCATATGCAACACTAGAAATCTCAAAAGACATTCTTGGTAGTTTAACTGCAACTCTTCTTTCTGCATCTTCTCCATTTGTCATTGCTTCTAATCTTGCAATGAAGTTTCTTTTCGGCCCATATGATAATGGAACTTTGACTTGTGATATAGTTGCACCCGAAGAGTTTGTTCTTACAACATTTAAGTTATTAAATAAAGAACCAAAGACACTTACTGCACTTCGGACTCTTTTGTGATAAAAATAAGTACCAAACATTACTGCATATCTCCAAACGGATTAGACTCACTAAAGTCTAAGAAGTCTGACTCAAAGTCATCAAAAGTCTTGTTTTGATTACTAGCGTCAACACTATTTAAATTTTCCGTGACCGAAGTAGGTTTACCAATACTTCCACTACTACTAGCAATCAAGTTGTGAGAAGTTGACCAAGTATGATATAGTCCGTCAGTCGCACCATTATGTATAACTTGAATAACATTGTCTGAGTCTGAGAAGAATGATACTTCTCCAGTCATACTATAATTTACTCCGTTTGCATTTGCACCTTGTGCTTGAGTAATAGTTTCTCCAACAATATATCCATTTGATGTAGAGTCCATTGCAAGAAAGTATTTAAAAGAATTTTCTTGTTCTATATCTTGAATAGTTTCTACACCAGTATCAAAGTCTTCACCACTGTATTCAAACAATTCACATTGCATTCGGAATGTTGGTAATTGACTTAATTGATAAAAAGGTGTTTCTGTTTCAACCTTTTTAATTTCAAATGCAGACTCAGATAAAGTTAAATAAATTAAATCTCCTTCTCTTGGTCTAAAATTCTTTTCGGTTAATCTTCTACCGATTAATTGTGTCCACCTTAATCTAGATACTATAAAGTTTGCTTGGTCTCTTAACTCAATACCAAACTTTGTAAACAAGTCTCCTTCTCCTTCAAATGCTTCTGTATTTTCAATATACATTTCAATCTTATATGCATCTGAAAAAGTAGAAGGTACGTCATCTAAAAATAGTTTATCTTTATTTACAATTTCACGTGGTAGATAATAGACATCTTGTCCATACATCTGGAGTGCTTCAATAATTAAATCTTCGTAAAGTTGTTGTTCCGAAGTGACTTTGTTTTTAAAATATTGATTAGTCGCCACAATCTACCCCACAAAGAAATTGGGTGGATAGTCGTACTCGTTTCTTAGTTTTTCGTGTTCTTTTTCAAGTTCTTCTTTTGCATCATCAATAATTTGTCTACCATTTAGTGTGACACCGCCTGGAAGTTGCATACCTTCGAATTTACTTAAATTTTCACCCCATTGTTTTTTAATTAATGCAGTAGTATAATTTTTCAAGAACCTATCGTCATATTGACTACTAACAGACTCATTTAACTCTACATACATTTCCACCATAATGAAATCACCAGCCTTTAAATCTCCCCCGTCCTTTAAATCTCCAAAAATAAATAATCTATCAAGATATCTATTGTATTGTATTTGTGGGTGACCAGTGAGTTTTAAATCAATCATTGAAAGATACTGTTGCATATGTTCGTAATATGCAAGGTCTCCTACACCAGTTGCTAAATCCGCCATATCATTTAATCGCATTTGATATTTGATATCAAAGAAGTTTACATTTGATGTAGAGTCTCCAATCATAAAAACTTTTACTACATCAAGTATTTTACCAGAGAATTCTGTTTCTTGAGAACCCGTTGGATTACTCAAATCAATGTACTTATCAGATATGTGTTGTGCAGTAATCTGTACTGGGAAATATACTCTACGAGAACCGTCCGCAGTATACTCTCTAAACAACTGTAGTGCGTCATCTACTCTATCTTCCAGTTGTTGGTCATCTACATTGATTTCAATAACTGGGTGTCCCAATCTTCTTAAACAGTAATCTATTAGGTTTTGTCTTGAATTTAGTTTTGCCATATTACTATTTATACTCCTAGTTCAGTAATGTTCCACTTGCGTTGTAGACATTTATACGATAGTGTGAACCAGCTTGTCCTTCTAAAGTATCTGCGTTTAATCCACTTCCGTTTGAGTCTACAGTTTTAATAAGTCCCATTATATGGTTAGCGTTTAGTGAAAATTGACCAGCCGCACTATCATAAGTCAATGCATCTGGACTTCCAGTTGACAATGCGTTTTTAACGGTTGTGATTGCATTTGCAGAGTCTAAGTCAAAGACACCAGTTGAACTATTATATGCAAGACCATTTCTACCAGAGATATTACTTCTTGCAAGTGTAATTAAATCTGCAGAGTCTACTGGTAAATTTCCAACTCTTAAATCACCCGTAATTAAAACTTGACCAGCTTCTGACGCATCTATAGTCATTGCGGTAATTTCACTACCACCGTCATTAACTCTAAAGATTACATCTTTATCAGATATAGATGAACGAATTGTTAGGTTCTGAGAACCCATGTCAATTTGACCTACTTCTGTTCCGTCATCTTGGAACTTAATGTTCTCACCACCCGCATCAAGAATAATATCTCCAGACATATCTAGAGTTAAATCTCCAGTTTTTGTAATGTTAGAACCACCAATATCAATAGAACCATTAAACAATGCTCTACCCGCATCAGACATATCTAATGTCAATGCAGTAATTTCAGAACCACCGTCATTACCTTTAAGGACTAAGTCTCCGTCTGATTGATTGACTTTGATGACTGTATTAGCTGCATCTCTACTAATAGTTGTGAAAAGTAAACCGTCATCTGAAAGTTTTACATTACCACCATTCGCATCAAATGTTATATCTCCTTCTATATCTAAAGAAAAATCTCCCGCATCTGCAATAGATGAACCGTCTATGGTGATATCATCTACTATTAATTGGTTAGTGTTTAATACAGTAGATACCGCAACATTAGTAAAGGTTGCACTATCTCCGATATTAATATTATCAATGTTAAGTGTTCCAACTGCAAGAGTGGTTATAGTTGCACTGTCTAAGAAAGCACTATCTGCATTTATAAAGTCTACAGATAACTGTCTAATGTCTGCAGAGTCTACAACAAGATTAGTAAATGTAGCATTAGTTAATGTAGCACTATCCGCAAGTAGTTGACCAGTGATACTAACACCACTATCTGTAGTTGTAAATTTTTGTGCATTATCATGATTTATTACTACTGCTCCGTTAGAAGTACCTTGAATATAGGTTTCTCCAGTACCATTTTGCAAGGCAACTACATTTCCTTGAATATATAAACCACCCGTTCCTACATCATTAATTCTACTATTAGCACCATCATGGTAAAGTTGTAAATCATCACCCGCTCCAAGATTTATCTTACCATTATCAGGCAGACTAAGGTTAGTTAATGTAGAACTATCTGCGTTTACAGTGCCCGTGACCGTGACACCGTAGATACTTGTTTCTAACCTTTTAACATTATCTTCATATAATTCTACCGAACCATTGTCTCCCATGACAATATAGTTTTCGTCATGTGTTCCATTTTGAAGTGCAAAAGTATCTGCACCAATATATAATCCACCCGCACCCGTGTGTGTAAATTTAGTATTGTTTCCGTCATGTCTTATGTTTGCATCTGAACCAGCACCAAATACTATTTGACCGTCATCTACTAACTTAACATTTCTATTGAATGTTGCATCACCAGCTTCTGACATATCTAATGTCAATGCAGTTATAGTAGAAGAACCGTCTTTACCTAATATTTTTACATCTCCGTCATTTATCATTGACTGGATATGGAAATCATTACTAGATTTTTCTACAACACCATATCTTGTACCACCGTCTCTAAAACTTATAGTTCCATTGTCTTCTGCATCTAAAATAATCCCACCACCAGCATCTAATAACATATCATTACTTGTTGCATTAGATATAGTGTCACCGTCTATCGCAGTATTGTCTACTGTCAATGCAGTAAGTGTACCTAGACTTGTGACATTTGTTTGAGCTGCAGTTTGTAGTGTACCAGTTATCTGTGTAATGTTTGCTGAGTCTGCAGTAAGTCCACCCGCAACTAATGGTGCGGTAGTGTGTACTAGATTACCAGTAGATGAACCCGTTGCATTTGTTCTCGAAACAATAAATTTACCAAGTGATTGGTCAAATCCAATAAATGCATTTGAGTCATCTCCCATTTCAATGACGATACCCGCATCTCCACTTGGACTTCCAGTTCGACCATTACCTAACTCAAAGAGTTGGTCAGTCAAGGTAGTGTTAGTAGACGCAACAGTCGTTGTAGTTCCTGAGACGACTAGGTTTCCACCAATAGTTAATCCAGAAAAAGTTACCGAGTCAGTTGTTCCAACTGCTTGTCCAATTGCAATAACACCAGAACTACTATCGTATGATACTCCCGTACCACCGAGTAAAGATGCTTTTGCAATAGTGTCTATATCCGCAGAGTCTACATTTAGATTACCAGCTCTTATTGTACCACTTGAAACTATATCTCCAGATGTAGTGACCGTAGTACCCGTAATTGCTTTTGCAGTTAAAACCGAGTTTGCAATGTTTGTGATAGTCGCACTGTCTCCAACTTGTGTAGTATTCGTAATTGCTTTCGCAGTTAACACGGAGTTTGCGATGTTCGTTATAGTTGCACTATCAAAGGTTGCATTGTTACCCGTAAGAGTCGTATTAGCAATATTTGTTATAGTTGCGGAGTCTCCTACTTGACTTGTATTAGTAATTGCTTTCGCAGTGAGAACATCATTTGCAATGTTTGTAATGGTTGCACTATCTCCAACTAAAGTTGTATTAGTGATTACCTTTGCGGTCAGAACTGAGTTTGCAATGTTTGTAATAGTTGCAGAGTCCCCCGAAGATATTACTGCATTTGTAATTGCAATATTACCTATAGTTGCGGAGTCTATATTTGCACTTGTTCCAGTTATTGCTTTTGCAGTTAGTACTGAGTTTGCAATGTTTGTGATAGTCGCAGAGTCACCAGTCGCACTATCGAAGTTTATATTCTCGGTGGAGAAATGGTCTATGTCTGCACTATCAACATTTAATTTAGTTATAGTCGCAGAGTCAAGAGTTGCTTGTGAACCAGTAATTTGTGTCGTTGCGATATTTGTAAAAGTTGCACTATCACCAATGTTAATCGCATCAATATTTAAAGTACCTACTGCAAGAGTAGTGATTGTTGCAGAGTCTATATCTGCACTTGTTCCAGTAATCGCTTTCGCAGTTAAAACCGAGTTTGCAATATTTGTAATAGTCGCAGAGTCACCTACTAAAGTAGTATTTGTTATTGCCTTTGCAGTTAGTACTGAATTTGCGATATTGGTAATAGTTGCAGAGTCACCTACTTGACTTGTATTAGTTATCGCTTTTGCAGTAAGAACATCATTCGCAATATTAGTTATCGTTGCACTGTCACCTACTAATGTAGTATTGGTAATGACTTTTGCAGTTAGAGTTGAGTTTGCGATATTAGTTATTGTTGCACTATCTCCAGTTGCACTATCAAAGTTGATGGCCTCTGTAGACAAGTGGTCTATGTCCGAACTATCGACATTTAGTTTTGTTATGGTTGCACTATCTAAAGTTGCTTGACTTCCCGTTAACTGAGTATTTGCAATATTTGTTATGGTTGCACTGTCCCCGAATGCGGAGTCAAAGTTTATGAATTCTGTACTAAACTGTCTGATATCAGAACTATCTGCATTTAAAGTATTAATTGTTGCACTATCAATCGTAGTCTGTGATAATGTTATTTGTGTTGTAGATAGATTAGTTATTGTTGCACTATCAAAGAACGCACTATCAGCGTTTATGAAATCTACAGATAATTGTCGTATGTCTCCACTATCTACAGAAAGATTAGTCGCATGTAAAGTATTACTTGCAACACTATCAAAGTTTGCTTGATTACCCGTTAGTTGTGTAGTGACTGCAACATTACCTATAGTTGCACTATCACTTGTTAATGTAGCATTAGTTAATGTAGTATTCGTAATTACTTTTGCAGTCAATACTGAGTTCGCAAGATTGGTAATAGTTGCGGAGTCAGTAAACTGTTGGTCTGCATTTATAGTTCCAGTTGCAATTGTAGAAATTGTTGCAGAGTCCATAAAGGCCGAGTCTGCATTTATAAATCCAGTAGATAATTGTCTTACTTGTCCAGAGTCTAAAGTTAATCTATCGATGTTTGCAGAGTCTACTTCTAAATCTCCAACTCCTACTTTACTAAAGAATGCACTGTCTCCCGAAGAGATAACTAAATTAGTGACTGCAAGATTACCTATGGTTGCGGAGTCAAAGGTTGCGTTTTGACCCGTAAGAGTTGTGTTTGCAATTTTGTTAATTGTAGAACTATCTGCAGTCAGATTGTTTCCGATTGCAACACTTCCAGAGAATACAGCACTATCTGCAGATACATCATCGTATTGTAAATCTCCTACAACTGTTAGATTACCACCAACAGTTAGATTACTTGTGATTTCTGCACTATCTGTGACTTTAATTGCTTTATGAAAAGTTTCTATTTCATCAGTTCTTGCAATATCTGAGTCATTAAAAGTAAAGGTTGAAGTACCACTATCATAAGAAAGAATATCTGTATCTCCATTTACTGAGATATATTTTATGTTTTGTAATAAAACATTTCCGTCTGAGTCTTTAACTTCTATTCCACCACCAGTTGATGCAATTGTCAAGTCTCCTAAAGTTATGGTTGAACCACTAAGAAATAAATCTCTCCATTTCTTAGTAGATGAACCTAAATCAAATGAACTGTCAAGTTTAGGTATTAGACTTCCAGATATGGAGTCATTCGTAAAGTTTACTTGTAAAGTATCTGGACTACTACTACTATCAAAAGTAATAAAATGATTAGAGTCTCCCGTTAGTTGAACGGGTTCATAGTTTCCAGATACCTGATTAAATGCTAAAAAAGTACCAGATGTTCTTCCACTAGTATTTACTCCACCTAAATTGTTAATACCAAAACTACCCGCAGTTACGGTTTTAATTGGTGTACCAACTTTTATTTTCTTTAAAACAATTTTTCTAGTTGTTTTAAAATGTAATTGTGACATGTATTATCCTATGTGACTTGTGGAGAAACTTCTGCTTGTCCTTCTGCAACTCTTTGTACTATGGTATTACTTGCACTGTCCGTAAAAGATACTTCGCAGTCCCAAACGTAACGACCCCTAGTTTGCAAAGTTGCACTAGAGTCAGATGTCAAACTTAATGTGACAATCCCATTTGTTGCGGGTGTAGGAATAATTGCGTTGAAGGCTACGGTGTCTGGGTCATTCGCACTATCATTATAGTTTCTTTTCATCTTTGCAGCTGCAGAGTAATTTGTTAAATCAAATGCAGTTCCGTCAGACTCTTTAGTTAAATGCAATTCAATTGCAATGTCCGTTCCTTGTTGTATTGTGATGTTTTCGTAATTTTGTGACATGTTGTTAATCCATATAAGTAAAGTCTTTCATGTCTTTATTTATATGAATTAACTTTTGAGACGAGTATTTATTTAGATTTTATCTCTTCGATTACGTCCTCTTGTAAACCAAGAGACATTTCTTTCCGATTGAAAATATAGGATACGGTTATTCTCCAAGAGTCAGTAGACGCAGTATGATAAACTAATTTTTCGGGTTCTTCATTATATGCACCAAAATAACCAGCTTTACATTGCCACCCCTTTTTATCTGGAACAACTATTTCATCTCCACTATAACCGTCAATGTATTTGAAGTATCCGTCTCCAGTTTCCGACCAAGTAAAAATAAGAACATACGCACTTGCATTTGCATTGTTATGCCATGATATATAACCTTCGGGTGGATATAAAACACATAATGCATTATGTTTTGTACATAATTTTACTTGTAATTCTTCATTAATTGTGGTATAATATTGTATGGTTTTTCTAGTAAGAGACCCACCAGTAGGTTTATTATCCGTTTTAAAACTATAAAACTTGCCTGCTTCAGGAAACCCGTCATGTATTGAACCTCGAGACATTATACTATCTCGATGTTTATCTCCCGTAAAATAGTCTCTATCTTTACCTTCATTAAATAATTCACATTGTGTAATGTCCTTTTCCCGTTCATCATAAAACCAAAGAAACTTGTTTAAAGTTTCCAGAATTTCGGAGTTGTTTATAGGTATTATATCTAACATTTACTTAGGAGACCCTTTAGACCAATGGTTTATAATCACTTCTTGTTTTGGAAACATCTTTAGTTCTGCATATCCATTATAGTAATTCCAACGAAGATTATCTTTGAATGTTCCTACCTTTATATCTTTGTGTCTAAAGTCTTTATTTAACAACCACCACAAAGTTGTTTGGTCAAAATAATATAATTTGTCCCAAGGTTGTATGTCTGGTTTCCATATTTTACTAAATTGTTTTAAATACAATACGTACCAGTCAAACATAAATTCTTTATTAGTGTAAAGACAGACACCCCCACAATAAGTAAACTGTTCTGGTTTACCTTCGCATGTAAAATCATACATCACAAAAATTGGTTTTCCTTCTTTTGGTAAAGTATGAAATACCATATCATTACCATTCAATTCATCAAAGACCGTTGCAATATCTTCATGAACGATTTCACAATCTGCATCAATATACATGGTAGTATCGTAAGGACTTTGCGACATACCCCATAACTTTTCACGGTAGTGGTCTCCACAAAAAATTAAATCATCTGCAATAGACTCTCTTCCGTCTAGAAATCTTTCTTCGGTGACAAGACAACATTTTGCATCTGGGTAATAATCTTTAAGAGACTCTAAACAATTAATTGCAAGTCTGTAAAAACTTTCTTTTTGTGATGCAACTACTAGATAACCATTACTCACTATTCAAATAATCGTCCATAATTTTTATCGCCCAAAGATTTACTTCTGGTATAGATTTTGCTCTTCTTAATTTACTCTTTAATTCACGATTTTGAGAAAGTTTTATTTCTTCGACTTCAAATGTTTTTAACTTGTAATTAAACAATTGTTCTAGTTGTTTTGCTTTTATCTTAGACTCTTCTAACTCTTGTCGTTTTTTCTGTTCTTCAAACTTAATATTAACTCTTCTTTTAGTATTTTCGTCAATATGTTCTTCTCCAAGTGCGTCTACACATTGTTTGAACAATGGGTCTTCCTCAGTTAGTTTGTGAACTTGTCTTATTTTTTTATTCCCGTCTTCCCTTTCGGAAATACAATTTAATACAGCTTTTCTAGGTGTTTCCCAGAACGCATCTTTATCCCAATTTCTCATTTTGTACCTATGTTCTATTAGACCCCACATGAACTTCCAACGCATAATATTATATATAATATTATTATGCAGTTCTTACATACAGAGTATAAGTCTCAATTGTTTCAGTTCCCGCATTAATTAATGCACCAACAAAGTTTCCAGTAAAAGTAGTTTCAAATGTACCAACAAAACCAGTTTCAAACGTACCAGTGAAAGTAGTTTCAAAGTTTCTTTCCCCTACAAAATTACCAATAAAGTTCGCAACAAAATTCGCCGTTGAATTACGTGTATAAGTTGCTGGGCCAACAAAGTCTCCAGTAAAAGAACTAGTAACTCCATATAAAGAAGTAGTAGTAGAAACTCTAGTATAGTTTGCTGTTCCAGCAAAGTTACCAGTAAAGTCACCAGTAAATGTTGCTGAGAAGTTTGTTGTAAAGTCTCTTTCTCCAAGAAATGTACCAATAAAATTAGTTTCAAATGTACCCGTAAATGTTGTTTCAAATGTACCTACAAAGTCTTGCGTATAATCGGTATCTGTGGTAGTATGTCTGGTATCGGTTGCAGTTCCTTTTGCAACCCATGTACCCGTTTCACTTGGAGCTCCAGTTGCAGAACTATTTAAGATATAAGTTCCCACACCTTTATTACCACTCATGATACGAGTCTTTGCACGTTGTCCAAAGGTATATTTGATTTCTGCGTCCGACATTTCTTGAACACCTTGGAATGTACCAGTACCACCAGAACTTCTTTTGAGTGAGACTGGACGGACTGCTGTAGGTGCAGTGAAGGTTTGTCTTTGATAGATATTATAAGTTGCAACTGTGACTGTACTTGGGCCTGCATCGGTTCGTGTATCTGTAAAGACTCCAGACAAATGCGTGTCATAATCTGAACTTGGTGCAGAAGAACCTAATTTATAAGTGCCTGGATAATCATTTGCAAAGATAGTTGCAGTTAGTCTATCAGTAAGAGTATCCATTTCTGCAGAAGTAAATTCATGTAGTTGTCTATTGTGCGTATCTGTATCAGAACTTGCAGCTTGATGTACTGCATTTCTAAAATTTCCACCGTCTTCTGCAGCTGTTCCTTCGGTTTGATATAAAGTCGTGACTGTAGAAGTTGATGTGATTGAACCGTGAGAGCCTGGTACTTGGTCAAAACGAGTATCAGTAAATGCACCAACAGTTTCGTTTCCACTTGATGCGTCAGTAATTGCACCGACTTCGGTCTTTGCAGATGCCTTTAATTGTTCCA